GCCTCGATGGGCGTCAAAGCTGCAAACCAAGGCAGAGGCGGAGACAAGTACAGCATCCAAGCCACGCCATTCACCGCGAACCTTCTCAAGAATATGGGCGGCGCGACCAGCTTCAACCCCGAGACGGGCGAGATGGAGTTTTTCTTTGGTGGCTACACGAGTATCGGCGATATGTTTGACGGTGGCGGCGCAGGCGGATCGGGCGCTAATCATTACGGCGGATCGCATGATGATTACAGAGCGGCTAACCCAGATGACAATACAGTGGAAAGACACACCTCCTCATCATCTTCATCTAATAACAGCAGCAACAGCAGCAACAGCGGCGGTAATACCACACCCGCAGTCCAAGTATCTCAAACAAAACCAGCGGCCTCGAGCGCAGCAACCAACGAAAAAGGAACGGGTTGGCTCTTCGGCTTTGACGGCATTGGCGATGCAATGGACGGCGGCGGCGCTGGGCGGTCTGGATCGAGCTACAGTACCGAGGGCTCGTCTTTCGACCCAGACGGCATAAACAATTACGTTGACCCTCTCGACAACAAAGGTCTTGGCGGCAGTGACGGCATGGGCAATGCGGGCAACGGTTTGACCACGCTGACAAATGCGCTTGCTGGAAACTTTATCAATGCGGCGGACTACACAGATGGTGGCGGCCCAGGTGGTGCAAGTGACAGATTTATTGGCCCCGCTTTGATAAGTGGCACAGCCAACGCCTTAAAGGGTCTTGATCTCTCAACGGGCAACGTACAAGCGGCAGATGTTGTCGATCCAGCCCTTGTCACAGGCGCAGTCGCAGGAGAGCAAGGCAAGCAGTATGGCCTCGAGATGCGTAACGGTCGCGTGGTTTACTCATCGACAGGCGCGAACTACCAAGGCGGCCTAAACGTAAACGGTGAGCGTCAAGAGTTCTTGGATGGTCAAGCCGTGACTGCCGCACAAAAGGCAGCCAGCATGGGCGGCGACGATGATGGCGGCGCTTCGAGGCAGACCTTTGGCGATTATGTCGGGGATCAGCCAGTGGCGTCAAGTACATCGGAAGGGACTTACGGCCCAACGCCTTTATTCGGCGGCAATTACACAAGCGGCAGCGCCGAAGCGGCAGAGGCAATAACAGCCGAGATTGCTTCGCTCGAACAGCAGATCGCAGAAATATCGGCCTCGGGCAGCGGTCAGGACACTTCGATGATGGAAGCCGAGCTTGTATCGTTGCAAAACCAACTCGCTTCATACGGGCTGTCCTCGCAGGAAGTCTCAGAATATATCTCAACGCTTGATCCAAACTCGCCCGACTATAACCCAGAGGCATATCAAGCGGCCTTCGGGTTTGCCTTGCAGCCTAACTATGATGGCGGCGTTGTTGATCCATCCGATCCCGCCGCAGGCGGCGGCGGGTATGTGCGCCGAGCCGTCAAGGATCGCGAGACAGGCGAGGTGCGCTACGTCAACGTCCCGATCAACGTGGATAGCGGCATGGATCAATTTAGGAGCGAAAGACGCGCTGGCTTTGGCAGGGCAATAGACAGCGGCATGTACGTTTAAGATAGGAGTGCTGACATGAGCTTATTCAATACGGGAATGGCGGTGCTCACTGGCTTGAATATGATCAAGTCAAACGAGCGAGCCAATACAGCGTCTAATAATCAGTCGGCACTCACCGCCGCCGAGATCGCTCGTAACGAGCGGGTCATGTCACTTTACAACAGTGGCTCTGCTGAGATGCGGTCAGCTATTGAAGCTGCCTATTCTCAGTTTGGCGGTTTCGACCAAATCAGCGCGACCCAGTTTGAAAACATGCGCGGCATGTTCTCGAACGCTCGTGAGCTTGAAGAGTTGAAAAACGCCTCGCAAGTTGTTGACCGCTCGACGGGCTATCAAAACACGCTTATCAATGACGAGAGCAGGTTCCGCAACAACGCAAGCTCTCGTTACAACCAAGGCCGATCAGAGCAAGACGAGATGATTGGTCGCTTTGCTGATCTCCGCAACCAAAACACAGACAGGGCAGTCGCAGAAGCTCGCGCTCGAGCGAGCGCCAAGATACCCGAAGGTTTGGAGAACTCGACATACGCTATCCAGATGGAGAAAAGCCTTACTGATATGGAGGCCCAAGCCTACAACCAGAACTTAATTGATGCGATGTCTGATGCCCAGACCTACATCAAAGGCAACCTTGACTACAGCACCTCTCGCTCCTCAGACGACATTGCGGGTGGACGCTACGGAATGGAGTTTGCGGACGGCAAAATCGGCATGTACGGCGGCGCAATAAACGACATTAAAAACCTGCAAGGCATGAGAAACAACACGTACCTAAACGATTACGTGACGGGCCTCGACACGATGAATAATACAAGCACTGTGTTCCGAGACTACGCCATCGGCAAAGGCAACGAAGCTGCTGGAACTTACAAGTTTGCCGCAGATGGCGCGACAGCAGCGGGCTTCGGCACCGCGCTGACATCAGCGTCTAACTCTGCTGATCGTATGGCGACCGCCGCTGATAACGCTGGTAGCGCGTTCGGCACTTGGCTCGACAGATCGCTTGATTACAACCCGATCACGGGCATGACAAATAAAAAATAGGAGAGCGTTATGGCTCTAGCACTCGGCGGTTTTACAAACGCCTTCGTCGGCGCAGATGAGAAACGCAAAGATCGCCGCGCACAGAACGCACAGCTTTATGCAGAATGGATAAGGGCAAATCCAGACGCGAGCGTTGCAGAGCGTAAGGAATATTACGGCAATCTTGCGGGCAACAGTCGCGGGCTACAGTCGGGCATTCCGACCGAGGAAACGATGAAGCGCCAAGTCAAAAAATACAGAGACGCAAAAGCAAAGCAAGACGCAGCGGCAGCGCAGGCAGCAAAGCGTCAAAAAGCACAGGACGCTCGCCAAAGTCTTCAAGACATCATTAGCTTGGGTGACGCTATGGCAGGCATGTACGGCACCGAAGAAGAAGAAATAGCCGCCTTCAAAGCCCAGATGAACTCTTATGGGCTAGTTGACGAAAAGATGTTTGATGCGGTTTACAAGCGGGCTGGCGACAAGGCTTGGGGTGATTGGCAGGAGAACAACGCTCGCGTAATTGACGACTACCTCAACAACCCATCCAAAGGCGCATTTGATACCCTCAACACAAAAGCTGGCATATGGGGCGATAAGTTCACCAACCAGTACAAGGGCGCGTATGTGCGGCAGGACAAAAAGAATGAAGCCACCGTCCTCGCCGAAGTGACAAAAGTTCTGACGGCAGTAAACCAAACTCAGGAGGGCGCGGACGTAGGACTAGAGGCAATCAAGAACCAATATCCAGATGCTTACGAGGCGTTAAGGGTGAGCGGCAAGTTTGAAACAAGCGAGGCCGTTCTTTCTACAACGATTTCTGATGCGGCAGAAGCCGCGACAAATGAAGCGTCAACTTATGCCTTCAACGCCGCAAAAAACATCAAGACCCTCGAGGATTGGCAAACGGCAAGGGCGTCATTCCTTCTCAAATATCCTGACCAAGATCAGGATGGGGATGTTGCTTGGCTCGATGACGCATATAATAGAGTGCAAGGTAATATCGAGGGCAGCAAAGAAGCGCTCGCACAATCCTTCATGGGCCGACTAGAGAAGGCCGCTCAAACCATGTCGCCAGTAGCCTATGAAGAATTTAGAACTACACTGTTGCGTGAGGCGGGCGACGAAGGGATACGAGGCAGGATAAGAATTTCCAGCCTCGACGAAATAAATGCTGGAAAAGAACGAGACAGGCTCGACAAACTCAAGACCGCAGATGATACGAGATTTACTCAACTAGCAAACGAAATCGCGGCAAGTGCCACAACGCAACTCGCGTACGACAGAGACATCAGCGCTTTGAAGGACAGCTTCAAAAACAACCCAAACTTCGATACTTTGCAGTTCGACACGACAACAGCGGACGCAAATATCTCGACAAGATTGGGCGAGTTGAAGCAAGAAAAAGACAAAGAAGTAGCCCGAAAAGTTGCGGTCGCTGTGGAAGATGGCGACCTCGATGAATTTGCCCAAGCGGGAATGAGCGATGCAGACGCGCTTGCGGCAGCCGAGGCGAAGATGGAGGCAACTCTGGAAACAGATGTCACCCTTACCCCCGAACAAAAAGCTCGTATTACGGAGAGGTACGTTACCGCTATGGGCAAGGTAATGGCTTCCATCAATCAGGCCGCAAACAAATCTGAGAATGCAAACTTTGACTTTGCAGGCGCGGTTGACGCTGGCAGAGAGGAGTTCTTGGAAAAGTTTGAGCGCGACCTGACGGCACTGGGGATCACCATTAGCCCCGCCAAGAAAGCAGAGTACACAGCTCTTGCGAACGGAGGCTTCGACGCAGCTTTCGAGAAGGCTCGCAGGGCAATCAACGTCCGAGAAAACGAAACAATCGCCGAAGTCATAGCAACGGTTGAGGCGGGTAATCGCTCCCTAATTCCGATGGATACTAATGCCGAAATATTCGAACCCATCCTAATGATACCCAGCATACTTGGAGACCTCGAAAAAGATGATGTCGCGGTAGTGGGCGCTCAAGTTACTTCTGACGTTCGCAACGAAATCCAAAGTGTCTTTAATACCCTTGGCCTGCCAGCCACGAACGAGCTTATAATGGACGTTATGAACGAGTTGTTACTGGGCCAAAAGGAAACCGAAGAAGGGTTAAAAGTAATCCCGTTGTATAACAAAGATAGCGGCACAAACTTGGAGGTTGTGAGGGACGCGGTGTACGCGAGCCTTATGGATATGGAAGGCGGGCTATCTATGGGTGCGTACGGCGGCATCGAGCAGTCGGCATTCTTAGCGGCTATGCGTGAGACGGGAATTGTTGCATTCAAGGGCATGAACCCGATTGACAGAAAAGAGGACTTGGCAGCGTTCAAGGCGCAATACCAACTCAATCGTAAAGCGTACGTCAACAGCCAATACAACGTGGTTGATCCAGCTTACACCGATGCCGCCGAACGATCTGGTGTACTTGCTAATCGTGTAAGCACTGTGGTTGGCGAGGATGGTCGGATAGTGTCTGCCGACTTTAGCGGGCATCCGAGCCTTTCTGCTCTCGAGCCTATCTTCACTGGAACAGCAGAAAAGATAGAAGCTGCGATACGCAAACTTAGCACGGCGAATAACTTACCAAACGTCGATGTGCCAAACTTCACGAAGCTCGCCATTTACCAAGAGCTACTGCAAGAGATCAACGGCAGCGGTGAGGCTCGTCAGCTTACGAGAGCGCTGCATGGCGAGATGTTGGAGCTACAGCGAGAGATCGGCAATTTGCGGCAGGCTGGCGCTGACGATATGTATGGCAAAGGCGCGAGCGCCGAGCAAATGAGATCAAAGATCAATGGCAACGTCCAAGCCCTTCAAGGCCAATTAGCCTACCTCGAAGAAATAAGGGCGGGGATTGAGGGCTATGTGAATGACGCTGAAATGGAAGTGGCCTCACTTACTGAGTTAGAAGATAAACGCATAGCGGAAGACGAGAAGGTCGAGGCCGAACGCATCGCAGGGGTCGAGAGCACTTGGACACGTTATACCGAGTTCAGCGAAGGTTGGGGGGCAGGTATGAAGCCATATCCCAAAACCATGTTCCAAGAAGCTACGGGCTTGAATGCCAATGATAACGTCCAAGCCTATCGGGATTGGTTGGAACGCGACCTACAAAAACGAAAGTTTGTTTACGAGGTCAAAACCAATACACCAGACCAAGACGGGGGCGTGAGGCTGCCACCAGAACCAGTATTTCAAACACCAACAACCACTGCGGATGTTGTTGCAGAAACACTGAACCTGCCAATCCCGTCTACCAACGGCGAAGTAAGAACCGTTGGCCCTGATCCCGTAGCTGCGATAAAGCGTCTGTTTACCAACGAACCTAGCGGAGATGTTGAGCAGCCCGATGCTGACGATCAGTTGCAAATGAGGTCATGGCTGAGACGTAATGCAGCTACGGTTGCCGCACAGCTTGGGTACACAGGCGAAGGGGCGATTATGCAGCTTAGAACCGCAATGGAAGCTAACGATCCTGCGCTTCTCGAACTTTGGGAGCAGGAAAAGTTATCTCAATAAGGACGACCTAAGAGGGTGCTCCGAGTAATCTGCCGAGATCAGGTTAAATGGAGTACCCGATACAATGTCCGACATCTCGAGCTTTCTTAAAACTATTAAGACACACAACGCTAACAAAACATTTGATAGCGTATCTGGCTACGACAACCTTTTTGGTAGCGACCTTATTAAAAACAGGGATTTCCAGAAGGACATCCGTGCGTATTACGCAAGCCAAGGCAAGTCATTTTCTTCCACGAGCGAGATGCTGGACGAGTGGTACTCTGATCGACGCTGGATCGACAGCAACTTCGGTGCGGCTGGCTATGACATGGGCAAGTACAACATGGGCAGTGAGGCCGACAAGGCAACTCACACCCGTCTTGCAGCAGCATGGCAGCGAGCGCCCTCACGAGGCACTATCTGGGATCAACTCGGAGACTACGGCGGAGCGATAATCGCCGATCCAATTAACTTTGTACCGTACGCTGGTGTTGCCAGCAAGCTCTCGAAGGTTGGCAAAGTAGCACAGGCTGCTCGAGCGGCAGGAAAGTCTCGCAAGGCTGCCCGAGTTGCGGGTCTTTATCAAGGCGCGAAAGAAGGCGCATTGCTCGAGGGCACTATCGGCGCTGGGCTCGGCGCTGGCTTCGACAGGCTCCAGCAGTCTCGTGAAATCCAGCAAAACCTGCGCGAAGAATTTGACAACACGCGAACAGGAACAGCCGCAGCTATCGAAGCGGGTGTCGGGGGCGTTCTCGGCGGCGTAATCGGTAGGTTCGCTTCGGGCAAACAAGCTGATGCAGCCTTAAACTGGCGCAACAATTCCCGCCTCGCATCTACAATCGACGCCCGACTGCTAGAGCTAGGCCGTATGGAGGCCGACCTTCAATCCAAGATTGCTGATGACACACTCTTGGCTCGCCGCGCCGAGTTTAAAGACGATCTTGCAGACGCACAGGCCGAGCGAGCCGACATCGAGATGCACGTTAGAGAAGTCGAGGGCGACCAAAATGCGCTTGATGAGCTTGGCGAAAAGATAGCCAACGCTGACAAGACGGGTGAAGACAAGGTGGCTTTGCAGGCTGAGTTCCAAACTCGCCTAGTTGATGTCGAGAAGAAACTCGATAGCCAGTTCTGGACTGCCAACACACGCAACGCTCCGCCCGCAGCGGCGGCAACCCCTCCCCCCAACACGGCAACCCCTCCCCCCAACACGGGCGGCTCGGGAACCAACGCGAGTGGAACGAGCGCTAACAACCCAAGCATGGCTCGTCACGAGAAGGAAGGCGCAAAATCTACGCAGTACGACAGTGACGGCAACGGCACTATGAAGGACTTGAGTGACGAGCAAGTCGCTGCACAGCAAGCCGCCTACCAATCTGTCCACGGCGAGGAAGCCGCTCGCATGTGGCGCAGAGGATTTGACGCGACAAGGGCTGCCGCTCGAGGCGCAAGCAGCACCCCCGATCCCAATGCCGCCACGGGCGCAGGCGGCAAGCCAGCAGACGTTGATGACCCCAACACCAAGCCTGATGATGATGAAGTATCAGACGCGGACATGGATGATGATGTCGGTGCGGACGCTGGAGCCACACCGCCAGCCGACCCACCTAAAGAGCCTGCAAGCCCCGAGAGGGCAGCGGCGTACAAGCGCTTCGTTGAGTTTGAAATCCCTGATGGCGATGGCACCGCAACGTACACGACTGCCATTACGAAAAAGGCCGCAGGCAAGACCAAGAAAGACGCGCCTCATAAGTGGGTTAAGTCTCTCGACGAAATGCGAGCGCGTTACGCAGCAACAATAGAGAAGCTGAATAAAGAAAACGGCACAAGCCTCAAGCCAATTACTGACGATGAGATCGGCAGGCTGATCGATGCGGGTGAGATTGACATAACTAAAGCTGGCGCTCTGTCCGCAAAAGGCAGGCAACAGGTTCGCCAGTGGGCATCATCTCGTCTGGGCGCTCCCGAAAAGCAGTTCGTTCCCAACTTGTCATCTGCAAAACCAACCGCAAAGCCAAAGGCTGCAAGCGCTGACGCTGACACTCCTGACGTTGATGTGGATGACACCCCTGACGTTGATGTTGAGACGCCCCCGCCTGCGGATGTAAACGCGGATAACAGAGGCACTAACGAAACCAAAGCCGAGCTTTTTGTAAGGCGGATTGGCGCTGAAATACCTGACAATGAAGGCAGCGCCGCCGACATTATCTTTAGCGTCAAGCCCGAGACACAAGACAAGAAGATGGCGAAACTCCGCAATCGTCTTGCGATATATGCAAAGAATGCGGAAGAGTTCGGTGACTATCCACCTCTTACCGAGGACGATATAGGTAAGCTAGTCAAAAGCGGCCAAATTAAGCTGACCGATGACGGGCGCATTACCACAAATGGCTTTGAAAAAATCATGGAGATCGCCTCGGCTCGTGGCGGTGAGAAGAAACAATACCAGAGCAGCAAGCGCAAAACCGTAACGGAGGTTGAGGACAGCGAAGCGGCAAGACGGCAGGCTTATCTTGACGGCAGAACGCCAGAGCAAGCGGCGGGTGACAAAGCTGTCAGTGATGTGGCTGACAACATATTTATGGACATCATCGAGGCATCAGCCTCGAGCAAACGCTACCTCGGCGCAGACAGGAAAATACTAATCAACAAGTATCTCGTCGCCTACAAGGACGAGGTAACGGAAGAAGTATATGCTGCCATCAAGCGCCGCATAAATAGCTGGGATAAGGTACGCAAGACAGTCAAGGCGGATGCAAGCGCAGAAGAAATTAAGCGCATCAAATCCGAAGACCTTGTTCTGAACCGCGAGGCCGACCTAGCCAGTTCGCAAAAGTCCTCGGGCGGCAATCGCGTGGGCGGCTCGACAGCCAAGGCAGGCGCAGCGCTCGAGAATGATCCTGTGGGTGGTCGTGTATTTAAAACGTACGTCAACAGCAAGGGCGAACGGAAAGTAAGCAGCAAGATATCCAGCCTGTTCAGAAGGGGCTTGGACATTGGTGACGGGTTTACCGTGACCGATGGCGTCCGTGACCTAGACCCTCGCTCGTTCAACAAACAGCAGGTTCTCGCTCTCGCAATTAAAGACGCTGGGCTCAAGGTTCAGAAGGCCGTTTATCGCTTCACCTCGCAAGGCGGCGAGCAAGCCGTGGGCATAAAGAGCGGCAAAGTCGGTGTGATGGGTAAGGCTACCAAAGGCGACATGCTCTTTGGTGTACCTATTAAGAACAAATCAGGATGGACGATTAAGGTTTTTGCCACCGAAGAATTGGCAATGAAGGCTCAGTTCGGCCCAGCTTGGGCGGGCAAGACCACAGACAGCCCGCCAGTTAAGCCCGAGAAGATGTTTGCTAATGCAGAGGAAGCAGAAGCCGCACTCGAGGCAGCCCAGAAAAGGTATGAGGGTGACGGCGACTTGGACGGCGGACACGGCGACCTCGACAAGTACCTGCGCGAGAAGCGCCGCATTAATGCTCGCACCCCCAAGCCCGAGCCTGTTGTGGAGGTCAAGCCTAACGGCAAGCCGAAGTCCACGGTCAAAGGCTTCGTGTCTCGTGATGGCAAAATAGCAGTCTTGATCCGCCGTGTGCAAAGAGAAGTCACCGACGATGGCAAGCCACCTAAAGACAATGTTCGCATGGCGAGCGCATACCAAGTCAAGAACAACAAGTCGCTTGACGATATCCTTGGCGGCAAAGACGCCGACGATTGGTACATTGGGTACATACCAGAGACAATCAACGGTAAGCCAGCCCGTCAGCAGAAGACTGATGTTCAAACATTGCTCGCTAACTTCGACCCCCTAAACGATAACAACCTGCTCGACGGTGCGGTACGCGCAGACCTTCCCGAAGCTCCGCCCCCGATGGTTGATTACGCGCAAGATGGCTATAACACCCAGCTAAAACTAAGCGAGTTGGCGGATGAGGAACCTGATTTATTTGACCGCCTGCACAATGCAATGATGCTTGTGAGAAACAACAATAATGTCCGCAGGCCAGAGCAAGCGTATCAGTTCGATCCAAACACACCACTTCAAACTCAGGGCATATCGAACAATAAAGATGTCCTTAAAACCCAGACCATAAACCTTGTGCAGTTATGGACAGTCCTCAACAGGCTCGAGAGCGACCAGTGGGTCAATAAGTTTACGAGCGTTAATGGTGACGTAATTGAAATCCCGATCCAAACGCGGATCAAAGCCTTAACGGGCTTGTACTCTATTATCGACAGGATGGCTCCGAGCGGCATCAAGTTGCCTAACGACAAGGTGGAAGCGTCAAAGGCCAGCCTTAATAAGATCACTCGGCACTTGAGCGATGTAGAAACAAAAGAAATTAACCGATTGTTTGACCTCGTTATTCAAGACGGAGATGCGGCCCCAAATTTTGTGGACACCACAGGAACGCGCAACCAATCGTATCAGGCCGTCCACTCCGTTTCAAACAAAACAAACTCTATCAACCTTGACATGAAAGGCAGAAGGAACCCAGGTGTTACGCTTCTTCCTAATGGAGATCGAGGCGGCCTTTCGGGAACCTTCATTGTTATGCACGAGATGGGCCACTGGGCTTACAGAAACCTGATGAATGCCGACATGAAACTCGAGTTCTGGCAGCAGATGGATAAGTATTACGCAGCAAACGGCACGTTTAATGGCGGTGGCAAAGACGCCTACGGTCGCACTGTGGTCGAGCAACGCACCCCATTTATCAAAGTGACTAACCCCGAAGACGAACTTTTCGGGGCGGAAATAGGCGCGTTTAACGGGGCCGAAAGCCCGCAAGAAATGTTTGCTAACCAGTTCGCCTTATACATGCAGAGAAGGCATGACGCGGTTTACTTCCCCCAGAATAAAAAGCTCTGGAACAAAGTCACGAAGCTAGTCAAAATGCTTTGGTCTTACATGAGCGGCAAAAAAGTACACGATCTTGAGCTAGAACCGCTTTTCGATAAAATGATTGTGAGCCGCAAGGAAGCCAAGCGCGTCAAGTTCCACATGCCTGTGGACGGCTCGACACGTTTAGGCCAAGCAATACGGATGCGCTTTGTCCAGTTGAATGACGCGCATCAAGAGTACAGACAAATCATGGGTCAAGACGAGAGCGTGAGAGACCCACAGATGGCAGCCGAGGCGATGCTTAAAGTGGCTCACGAGTTTCACGGAATGGCGAACACGATAAAGGACAACAAGATATCTGCTTTCAAGAAGCAGGAAGAGTATCGCACCACCACTGGCCCATTCCAAGCAACCAAGAAGTTCAACAGAAAGATGAAGGCGGCAGCCGACACTCTCTCGAAGATGCTTTATAAAGAGAACCAGTACGTCAACCAAAAAGGTGATGGCGTCATCGAGGGCCAAGCCTTTCGAGAGGGCTTCGACACAGAGATGGTTGCGTTCTACGAGAGCGATCTTGAGGTCTTAATCAACAACGTGCTCGACAGCTTGAACGAGAAGTTCATGGATATTGAGGGTGGCGATCTTCCCGAGTACCGCCTGTCAGACGAAGTTCTCGATCTCCGCAAGAGCAACAACTTCACACCCGAAGTTCTAAAGAAAAAGGTGAACTTCAAAAAGGTAACGCAAGCCGCCAACCGCAAGCGAGCCGCTTACTTTAAGGCCGCTCGGGAGATCATGTCTGGTGCGGCTAAAGCCAACGCTATTAGGTCTCAGGCGGACATTAAGAAGTTCGACGATGCGAATATCAACTACGAGACCGCAAGCATGGGCGAACTTCTCGATGCTTACTTGCGTAATATCGTTGCCGGTGGCGTTGATAAAAAGAAACAGACAGTTGGCGTACCGTCAGCGCTGGGTAAAAAGCTGCACCGCAGGGTCAACCAGATAATCAATGGCGAAGACACCATCGAGATGTCTGACGCAAACGTCTCGGAAGCGCAGCAGCGTTACGGAAAAATGGACAAGTACGAGCTTACGGCGGCGCTCGCGAAGGCTACCGCAACAAAAACAAAGAAGGCCAAGGCCGACCGTGATTTCATACGGGTAGAAGTCAAGCGCCGCAGAATTGCCGACGATCAAGCTGAATTTATGGAAGTGGCAAAATCGCCCACTATCAGCAAAGCTGTTGATGTCGAGCAGCGTCAAAATGTTGGCAGCGGAACGGAAGACGGTGTGCCAGCAAACGCTAATGTTGCAATGCGTACATTCTTGAGCCAGATCAACCATCGGAACGCGGACGCGACATACGCGGCTCGCACCATTGCGGCTCGCCTCGCTCGTCTGGGCGTGGACTTGCCGCCGTCAAAAGCTGACGAGGGATGGAACGGGTTTGTCAAAGAGTTGCGGGGCGTTGCAAGTAACGTAAGCAAGTCCGAGGACATCACCCAAAGTATGCAGTACATCGGGAAATCTCTTTACAACACTTCTGTTGTTACCGATGCCAACCGCGTGTTGATAGATAAGTACGCTCGTCAGTCAGGCGTACCAGCAGACACACTGCTCGGCAGAATTTTTGCTGATTGGGTCGATGACGATGGCGTCGAGACCGATTTCCGCAAGATGATGGACACAATGGAAGGCGACGATATCCCGAAGTTTGATGACTTCACCCTGTCACTGTCAGAGGAAATGATGGAGGCCGCCTCATACATCCTGCATGGGATTGTCGCCAAGCCTGCCGCAAGACGCCGCTTCCCCGTGCCGTTCGTTCGCTCAGTATTCGGGGGGAAAGAAGGCGCAAAGATCACGAATGCGTCTGCGGCGGATACCTACGGCAAAGAGGTTCCTTCTGAGCTTGCTACTAGCTACGCAAGCACTGTCGTATCGCGTATGAACCCTGCACAAATAGATGCGGTTAGGAACTTCACAGGCGGAAACGTCAGTGTCTATTACAAAAGCAAACGAGCGCCATCAGAGCTTATGGGAGATGGCGTTTACGTTGACGAGATGCCTGTCGATCATATCCACCGCAGAACAGGCGAGATGGTTGCCGCCCTCCCAGATGACCAGAAAGCAATAGCCACCGAGTTGCTTGAAACACTTGGAGATGTACGCGCCAAGATGGGTCAAGGCGGAGACCGCTTTGTCTTACGGGCAATGGATGACGATATATCCGAGCAGCTTGAAGAAATGGGCATCACTGACATCACATCTGTCGAGCCCGTGTTCATCTCGGACAAGAACCCAATCATCTTCCCGAGAGAGACCAGCAAGAATACGCCCGCAGTACAGTCAATTCTCAATGCGTTACGCCGACACGTAGCGGAGAACGGCGGAAACATAGACGTGGATCAAGCCGCGCTCGTTTTGCAGGGCGTAATGCCGTCCTCCAAAATGTATTCGATGCTTTCTGAAATAGCGGGTGGCCCGAGGCATATCCAGCGCATTCTGCGCGAGCAGGGCTACTCGAGTGTTGCGGTTGACGGCGAGCGAGTAATGCTGAACCCGTCAGATATACGCTCGATCAAAGCGTCAATGTTCGATGAGGCTGATCCGCTTCTCGGCGGTGGCAATGATGAAGTCAACGTAAACTCAATGCTGATTAACTCAATAACAGAGGACACGTCAGACAACATGGCTGTCGCGGCTGCACGAGTTCTCGAGGCGGGCGGTGTTCCACCTCGCACACTCGATCAGATGATTGCAGCAGCCAACGGGCGCAACATCGGCGAGGACGGCAAGGACATAATCAGAAAGTCTAACGTCTGGAACCCGCTCAAAACCAACAGCGCGATCATGCGTTACTCGGGTATGAACTGGCTCGCCAATCACTTCGAGCCAGAGAAGGGTGGCGGCGGTCACTTCGAGCGTACGAACGAGGCGATGGGCAAGTTCCTTATGCCCCTCACGGGCATGATGAAAAAGCTGCCCGATAGTAAGGGCGCACTCGGACGCTACTGGGATAACGGGCCACGGCAAATGATCGACGCAGCCCGAGGCTCTGCCGCCTCAGTCGTGGGTTTCTCTCCCCACCGCAGAACATCTCAGCCCAAAAGTAACATGGATATTGTGACGGCCCTGCGAGACAGCAAGGCAAAAAGGTTCCTCGGCAGCGAAGAACTAAAGGTTTATGATCACGTCCGCTCGTACCTGAGAAGTGCCGTCACAAGAATGCGGAAGGCTGGCATCGTTGTGGGTGACTTAAAGGAAAACTACTTCCCGCAAGTGTGGCGCAAAGACCTGATCCTCGCCAATCAAGACGACTTCACAAGACGCCTGACCGAGTACCTCGAGACCGAGCAGAAATCCACAGGCGGCGCTCCTCATCCAGATGGACACGCCCGTACGATTGCCGAGCGTATTGTCACGAAGCTAACTGACGAGGATGGTGTGCTGTCACAGCCAGCGCAGCAACTACGCAACGTCAACGGCGACGATCACATTGACTATCGACGCATGATCCGCCTCGATGAGTTCCCTGCGTTCCAAGACTTTAACCACCCCAACAGTCTCGCAGGGTATCTCGAGAATGACATCCTCGTCGCCATGACCAAATACTCGGACAACCTCGAGCACCGCCTCGATATGACCGAGGCATTCGGGGTGGGCGCACACGGGTATCACGACTACACCGCAATCGTGGGCTCACCGCCCAGCGCGAAAGCAACCATCGCAACCCTGCTCAGTTCAAACAAGATCATCCGAACAACCTACTCGCGCAATGGCGGTGACGGTCAGGGTGTTATGAACAAGACCTTCGACCACAATGTCTTTATGGCCCCATACAAAGAGCAGTTCCCCGCAATGCAGAAGGCGGACGAACTTATTAACATGGCGCGTCAAGGTAGCACGGCTCGTGATCTCGAAGAAAACATTATGCTGCAACTGGAAGCTGCCCTCCAAGGCACAGCGAATGCCCAGCAAATGCGGCAGAACTTTCAAAAGCGAGCGCGATCAATCGCCAATGCACTGTACGACACGCAGGGCTTGACCAAGCACACGAGCGCAGAGAATGTGCAACACGCGAGAGGCTTCTTTAATGCAGCTATGCGCCGCCCCATCGAGGGGATGCACGGCCTATATTCTATGCCCAACGCAAGTAAGTGGCTGCGCGGCATCAACGCCGTTACGCTACTCACTTACACCACTCTCACGTCATTGCCTGACTTGGTTCTTCCACTGATCCGCACGGGTGATCTGAAATCATACACCCGAGCACTCGTGAACTACACGAAGCAAACGGACACGGGCGAGGCTTACCGTGAGATGATCCGCAATGTCGGAGCGGCTACCGAGAACGTGGTGCATCAGCGCATGACGATGGCTCACGGTGTCGATCAAACGCAGTTTATGTCGGGCTTCTTTAACACAACTCTGTTGACGCCGTGGACTGACATGATGCGGGATGTGGGTGCGGCGGTTGCTTACGAGCACCTTAAAGCACAGGCTCGTATCGCTCGTGAAGTTCCGAACTCACGATCAGGACGCATAGCCAAACGCATCCTCGATCAGAACGGGCTGAAAGGCTTGGAAGCTGACGACGACATCGATCTGATTATGGAGAGCCGAGGCTCTGCGAGCGAACATCCTCGCAGTAAAGAAATATCGACTTCGGTTATTAAACTGGTCAACCAGATGATCTTTACGCCCAACCCCAACGACCTTCCTCTTTGGGGTCAGACGCCACTTGGCGCGATGGTTATGCAGCTTAAATCGTTCCCGCTCTTGATGGGCCGCATGATCGGCGGCACATTCGGAGAGGCGTTCGCTGGTGAGGGTGTCGCCAATCGGACAGGGAACTTCGCCAAAGCGTTTGTCGGTGCATCAGACAACCGCCTAGCGCCTCTCGCAGCCCTTCTGACAGCGGCTCCCGTGGCTGGTGCAGCAGCGGTCGCCCTCAAGGATAAGGTGCAGGGCCGAGGCGGTGAGGAGAACAGAGAACATGCGCTCCGCGACCGTCGATTAAGCAAGACTGTTTACGCTGGGTTCGAGGACAATGAGAACCTTGACCGCGTATTGGGTCAAACATTCGACGGGTTCGTGGCGTCTGTTGGGTTTGGTCTACTCGGCGACTTGATGTACGAGGTCGCAACGCAAAGCGACAACGGCGCATACGGTCAGCGCAGAGTAATGGAAGCGGTAGCTGGCCCAACCACAGGATTGTTCTTTGATGCTCTCACAGTGGCAGAGGCAACCCGCTCCTACTTTGAGGGTGACGAAGCCAATGGGATCAGACGTGCGGGTGTAAGAGAGATAGTGAGCCGAGGCCCACTACCTAAGTCGGTGGTCGAAAATATTGTTGACGCTGCTGCGGGTAAGAAGGGCGCAGGCTCGGGCGGCGGCAGCGGCTACGGCAGTGGATACGGCAGCGGCTACGGCAGCGGCTACTGATCCTCGTCAGCCCAAGGCATGTCCTTGAGCGTGACGGTCACGCCCTCTTTCGCTCGAGCGTAAACGGAACCAGCTTGGGAACTTCTAAGCTGGTTCTTCATTTGCCGTATCTTCTCTTGTTTCTTGGCGTCATCACTTTCTTTTGACATTCTTTGCCCCCTCAATCCTGACTGCCTCCCAACCCACGGCAGCGTAGCCGCAGATATCAACGTAAGTGTCGAACTTCGTGGGTGATGTAACCATCCTCGACAGCTTGACCGCCATCATAATCATGGTGACATGCTCTGGCCCCAGCTTCGCACCCTCGGCGAGTTGAGGCTTGAGAAGTTCGTTGAGCATGTTTGCAATCGACATGAAGTTCTCGTGAGGCTCGCCGTACTCGTTATTGCGATCCTTGTTGATTATGAGCGAGGCTTCTTGCAGCGGCATGTCTCGTGACTTAACCATTCTTTCTCTCCCTCAGTATCTCGCACTCGAGTATGACTTGCTTGCATTTGAGTTCGATCAGTCTGTCTCGCTCGTGACGCAGCTTGGTCTCGGCTCTGTGAACGTCATCCGTGCTGGGTTCTTCCATCCCGTCGAGCCGCTCGTTAATGCTTTGGATGTCAGCTTCCTTGCGTACCACGCGCTGCCTGACATCGGATAGTTGGTCATAGATATCCATGTTACACCTTTGGTTCTGGCGCGAATTGCTCGAACTTATCGCACGGCTCTCTCGCTTCCTTGCCAGATAATTTACAGTTCCATCCGCCGTTCTCGTTCGCAAAGCTATGCGAACAAAAGTTACAAGCGGGTTTGAGTTTCGGTGGGTTCCAACAGCTATCGACTTTGAAACAAAACTTGCATCGCCAATCTTCGGGCTTGTCAGATACGCGAGTAGCTTGCCCGTCGAGCGCAGCTTGTATCTTGACGTACATGCCGTCCCACTCTTCCTGATCGAACGCGACAAGTTCCGCATGGTACTTGCTCGTGTTCTTGCAATACGAAATGAAGAACGCTCGCTCGATCTGGAACATAGCCATCATCATAATCATCTGACGATAATACTTCCGATGGCTCGCTTTGACGCCGACTGACACAAACTTCTTAAAGTTCGCATCGTTCATCGATTTGATCTCGAGAATGGCTGGGCCATCCCCGTCCTCAAAATCAATCAGCCCGTCAGCGTGACACACGACATGACCGTTGAGCCACTCGCGCCTATGCTGTCGGCCCGTAAAGTCATCCTTCTCCCACACGCGCACGTCAGCTTTCCTGATCAAGTCTTTGACAACCCAATCCTCAATGCGGTGCCCCGCAAAAAATATGCGCTTGAGCGTGGGGTCAGGTTCGCGATCAGGAAAGCCACGCAATGACAGGGCCATCTGCGCGATGCAGTCTGTCCCTGCCATACTCGCACCTATGTAGGCACGGGCTTCGCCGCGATCCTCTGCGGCGTACCCTGCATCTATCTGCTCGATTACTTTTTTTGCTATTGGCGATACAGGGTGCATGGTCGTCTCCTAGAACGGAATTTCATCGTCTCCGATGTCACCCGCTTTTTCGCTCTTGGTGTCCTCGGATACAGTGAAATGATACTTCACTTTGGTTGATGTCTTGCCGTTATAAACTTCGTCCTTTGCGACGATGCCCACCTTTTTACCCACAAAGTACGAGGGGTGCGGCGTCTTCTTCGCGTCATGCCCAAGGCACGTCAGCAAGCTAACGATCTGCTCGAGACCAATGCGTGTCGCGGCCTCGCTGCCATCGTGGTACTTGTATATCCACTGGCGGATCACGCCATCATCGTTCTCGTAGCCGAGCACAAGCTGGATTGTTTTTTTCTTCTCGTCCTTCTCGACTTCCGCACTGTTGATATTAACAACGTGACGACCCGCACCCAAGATGCTTTGACCGCCTCGCACTTCGACGCCTGATAAATCTTCGCCTTCAAATCCCATTTCCGAAAATGACATTACTTCGATACTCCTTGCTGGTGTTTTTTGAATTGCGCTTCGGTCATGTAGACGCGGCGCAATAGTTCGGTGACATCATCGCACTCTTCGAATGCGGCGAGGCGGCGATGGGGGTCACGGGTCTTGCCATGCCATCCGTTGATCTGGTCGCAGACCAAATAACGCTTCACGTCTAGCTTGCCATTGGTCTCGCTCGTCTTGCGGACAAGGCAGAATACGTGGTCGTACAACGCTGGTATTAGCTTCTGCACCTTCTTTTGCACGAGCATGGGCCAGTAGTTTGTGACACCATTGTCGTCGTTCTCCTCGCTTGCGAGTGCAGTGATCAGTACGTGCATATCAAGGTCACGTACCCACTTGAGAGCGGCAGTAATCTTGCGCTCGTACACGCCCCACTTCTCAAAGCCGTTCGCGTTATTGGCGAACTCGACTTCGACATCAGCGAAGCAACGCTGGCTTAATTCGGTCGCGCTATCGATTGCGATCCACTTATATTCCTGCTTGGCAAACTCGGGCGACATGACGTACGCACATAAATCCTTAAAAGAATACTCGCCTTCTTTAGTCGGGCGGTCAAACGAACTGAACGGGAGATAGTCGATCTCCATATCGCTGATGCTCGACAGTCCACTCTCTCCCGAGAGCACGAGACCTTTACCAAATGCTTTATGATACTTACCTATCATCGCAGTCTTACCTGCGCCGTGATGCCCATAGAGCAGCGTCTTCGACGCGCCCGAAACCGAGCCATCGTTTGTTTTTAGGGGGGTGATTTTCATTTGCTAACCTTGATTGTTGGGAGCCCTAGTTTGATTGTGAGGGCGGGTGAGAGTTGCTGTCTTGTGTGCTCGTCGGCCTTGTCGAACTTGGCTTTCGAGACGGTGTATCCTGCGGTTACGCAGTCGGGCAGGTTGTCATTTAGTAATAGGTCGGACAGAACTTTTTTGTCCCACTCGTATTTCTCGCCGAGCTTAACCGTGACGCTACCGCCGCCATCTAAATGAATGGGGTATTCGCCGACCTCTTCTGGCAGATCAGCTAAGAGTTGGGCCTTCAAATAGTCCAAACGCATCTTAGTTTCTTCTTGCTGTTCAAGGCATTTCACATAGGCCATCGCCGCTTCTAGTAGGCGATCTGCTTGGGGGTGCTCGGGGGCGAGAGTTAATAGTTGGTCGCCGAATATGATGTCTTTGTCCATCTGAACTCCTGATTAGTGACGGTCTGCTTGCACAACGGGGGTTGTGGTAAAGTTGTCTATACGCTACACAAACGGCACAAGCAAGAGGAAAGTGAAATGAAATTCGACATCGACAGAATGGTTGCCGACCTTGGCGGCTCTTCTACCATCGCAAAAAACATCGGAACTAATAGATGTGTGCCTTACGGTTGGATGCGTCGAGCCAGCATTTCGTCCCTTTATCTTTCACAAATCAAAGAGGTGTGGCCTGCGCTAGACCTCAATCAATACTTCATTGGAGACGACTTAAATGACAGCACTCGACGCAGCACTAGAGTATCTGGACAAAGGTTGGGCACCGCTGCCCGTCAACCCGCAGAGTAAAAGCCCCCTCATTACTTGGGGGCATTACGTTGATAACATGACCATGCCCACGGTTGAGGAGATCGAGGGCTGGTGGGCTGAGTGGCCTGACGCACAGGTGGCAATCATCACTGGCCCGTTGAGTGGGCTGGTGGTGGTTGACTGCGACACAGACGATGAAGGAAATCTCCCCTCGGTTGATGCAGCCAAGGCGGCGGGGCTGACCCGCACACCTATAGTGGCCCGTACAAAAAATGGGTTCCACTATTACTTTAAGTTCCCCCAAGATGCGGGGTGGATCAAGAACCGTGTCGGCAAAAACGTCACTCGATCTCACGAGTGGCCTTCTGTCGCTGGGTTCGATCTGCGAGGCTCGAAGGGCTACGTCCTAGCTCCCCCATCCCCAGGCAAGTCATGGGCGATTATGGACGGGTGCGACTTTGATGACATGCCTGTCTATCCGATGCCCACGTTCGACACTCCCAGCGGCGACAACGTGATCTCGTTCAACGAGATGAAGTTTGAGGGCATGAGCCTTGCTAACGTCAAGCGGCACGTCTCGGTCTGGGCCTCGACGGCTGAACTGGTCGAGCAAGTTGGCAAGCTACCTAGCGGTGGCGGCAACGCCCGAGACGACAGATTGTGGAAAGCCATCGCGGAACGCGCAGCCGAGGGCTATCGAGGCGGCGATCTAGTAGACGAAGCATACAAGTTTATGGCTGAGTTTTTCGTTGACTACATCGATGCCGCCAAGGTTGCTCAGATGTGCAGCAGGGTCGAGGACATGGAAGCCAAGAACCATCCTGATCGGTTGAAGGAAGAGGAGCCCGAGGAAGCTGACGAGCCGCGCAAGTTCACCCCGATTACGACCAAGGATATCCCCGAGCTTGAGGCACAGATCGGCAGCGTCGAGTATTACATTGACCCCATCATCCCGACCTCTGGCACGATCATACAAGTGCATGGGTTCAGCGGTCACGGCAAGTCAATGTTCCTGCGTCACATGCTGTACGCGGCGGCGGCTAAACAATCGAGGTTCGGGCCGTTCAATATTATAAAAACACCCAAGGTTCTCTACCTCGATTTTGAAAATTCGAAGTCGAACGTGGCAAAGTTTTTAGCTCGAAGCAAGCGCAGCTTCGGCGATGCGGGTGACAAGTTTATGATTTGGGCTCCGTTCCACGACAGCGAGGATATGAACCTTCGTACTGAGAGCGGCCTCAAGTTATTCTACCAGTGGGTCAAAGCAAACAAACCTGACATCGTTGTGCTCGACACCGTGAGGAGCGCATGGTCGGGCTTGATGGAGAATAGCGCAGAGGAATGGTCGAACATCAATCGCCTGATGCTCAAGCTGCGTAACGCTGGCCTGACTGTCATCCTCGTGCATCACTCAAACAAGCCGAGCGATGGCAGCGTGTCGGGCCGTGAGGCTGGCTCGAGCAACCAGCTTACCGTTCTCGAAACCCAGATAAAGATCACGCAAATATTTGAGGACAAGGACAGCGCCGAAATCAAGGCTGGCCTATGGGATGGCGACCTGCCCACTACCCCTTTCGCAACCATGTCATCGCCACAGCACATTGACGATGCAGAGAATATGGACGTGATGATGGACGTGAGGTTTGGCAAGGTGCGAGAATGGAGCGACACGCACGAGCCTTACTATCATGTGGGTTTCGTCAGCAACCGTGACGACGACACTGTTCGGATCATGTCACAGCGCACACCACAGCAACGGGCGCAGACGTTTGCTCAAGAGTGGGAGGATGCGAAGGGCGTCACTCGCCCAGCTTTGTCGGACGCAGAGATAGCGTCACGCCTGCACAAACAAATCTCGGTGGTGCGTGAGTGGACGCAACCGATCAGAGCGATGTCACATGCCAGTGCTATTGCAAATGCTCAGTGATTAAGCGGCCCTCGCCTGTAAGAGCCAAGCTGCGATGAGATTAAGCTGCGAGGGCCAGTGCCGAATTACGTCAGGTTCGGACGATCAGCACAACTAAAAGCTAACTTTAGATTAACCATCGGTCAAGGGGGGTGTTGATCCCTCCATCGCAGTGCGTATCCTAGCCAAGAGGGATCGTGTGAGGGCAGCGATTAAACTAAGTTCGACCCAACTGCGTCTGGGGCTACCCTCACAATTCGTTGATAACAAATCTTTTTATCGGTGGCAAATTGTTTGTGGCTCAGAAGTTGTTACCCTCGGCATCACGCCTACTATCCTCGCCTGCATGAGTTCCAACTCTGTTGGGAACTCATTTGTCTGCGCCGTCTTCGCTCCTCCGAGGGTAACAAGTTTGTCGAGAAAGTCAATAGGTAGATGTACTATTTAAGAACTTTAGTTGTGCATTAGTTTGCCGTGTGGTACAGGAGCCACAAAGAGGTGAGCATGGCAAAGCAACGAGAGCTTACGAAGAGGCAACGCAACTGGCTACATAAGCGCCACGCTGACCTCGATCATCAGACAATGGCAGACAAGTTGGGCTGCTGCGTGGACACACTCAAACGCATTCTCATGCGCGAGGGCTTGCAGTATTTCGCAGGGGCTAAGTACCAATTCAAAATGCCAGAGACGATGTGGGACAGGCCATGCACCCTATGCGGTGATCAGAAGAGGCGACCCATCAATCAGTATCGATGCACCCATTGCCACGAGAAGGAGGCACTCTCGTCTCGCATGAGCTTCGGCGAAGAGGAGGAAGGCTATCGAGAGCCATCTCTCCCAAAGCCACCGTTCGACATCAGCAATTTCTTTATATGGGGGCAAAGCTATGGGTAATCCGCAAAAAGCGAAGGGCGACAAATACGAAGTCGATCTCGCACACTGGTTCAATGAACACATCTTCGGCGAGGAGCGGGTGCAACGCGCACCACTCAGCGGCGGCGGCAAGGTTGGGCTACACGCAGGCGGTGCTGACCTCCTCGGCACCCCAGAAATATTTGTCGAAGCCAAGCGAACCGAGCGGCTCAACGTACGAGACGCACTCGCGCAAGCGGAGCGCAACATCAGAGACACACGCTCGACAGAATTTCCAGTGGTCATAACTCGCCGCAACCGCGAGGCGTTGGACGACAGCCTATGCGTAATCAGGTTAAAACATATGAAGGAGTTATATGCAGCCCTTCTACGTGAGCGAGGGCATCTTAAAGGATGACCCATGATCGATCCCATCAGCGCTTTTACGGCTGCCTCTGCGGCCTTTACGCTCACAAAAAAATTGATCGGCGCGGGCCGAGAATTGCACGATGTCACAACAACTTTGTCGAGTTGGTACGAAGCCTGCGCGGATGTAACCAAAGCTGAGAGCCAGCGAAAAAAGCCAAAGCTCCACGAGAAGATGTCGCAAGGCTCGGACAGTATCGAGCGAGAAGCACTGCAAATAATTACGCATAAGAAAGCACTGCTCGAACGTGAGAAGGAGATAAAATTTCTATTGAATTATCGCTACGGGCCAAACACGTATAAGGAGATGACCGATCTCCGCAAACAAATAAGAGAAGAGCGAGAGCGAACTGTGTATCGGGCAATGGAAGCGAAACGAGAAATGCAGCAGAACG